GGCGCCCACCTGACCCAATGATGCAATATCTGCTCTTTGTAATGATGGTAATGCACCAGCTAATCCTGTTTGTGCCTCAAAAATACCAAATCTGTTTTGAAAATCTTGTTGTCTTCTTGCTACAGCATCTTGAAAAGCTTGTTGTTGTAATCCAGCTTGTAACAAAGCTCTTTCTCTATCCGCTCCAGAACCATACTCAGCAAGTTGTACACCTGCTCTACCTGCACCAAGAACACCTAATTTTGCTTGTTGGTCTCTTAATGTTTGTTCTTGTATTGCTCTGTTTCTATCAAACTCTGCAAGTGTTGTATCTATGACTTGTGATTGAAATGGAGACATAAAATCAGATACTGTTCCTGCACCTGTTCCTGCTCCTGATCCTAACATACCTTGTGCACCAGCTAATGTGGTTTGTGCTTGTTGTAAAAAAGGTTGGTATGATCCAATACCTTGCCCCGCTAATGTTGCTGCTTGTTGTTGTAATGGATCTTGTGCTGCAACTTGTGGTGCAAATCTAGAAGTATCTAATGGTACAGATGTAAGACCTACAAGTTGTGTTGCAAAATCTTTTGATAGATCTTGTAAAAATTCTGGTGCTTGTGTTAGTGTTCTTGTTATTGCCATTATGCTACCTTGTTTTCTAGTGCTTTCATTGTTGCGTACATCTTGTCAGCACCTTTGTCAATGTTTCCACCGCCCGCTGCTCTCACAGCATCTGCAGTAAATACAAATTCGTTTTTAGATAGTCTTGCTGGTACATCGTCAGCTTTTTCTGCTTTGCCCATTGGCACAAAACCACCACCTCTTAAATCCATTTCCATGCCACCCATATCCATCATGCCACCTTCAGCCATTTTCATAATACCGCCATCTTTAGCTTCTGGCATTTGATCTATCATTCTTTTTCTTCTCATAAACTTTTCAAAATCTTCTAATATTCGATCTTGTAACATTTGTTTATCTCTGTCTTGCATGTCTTGTAAAAATTCTTCAAAGTCTTTTTGGTCACCCATAATACCACCATCCTGAGCAGGGGTCCTATCTTCTGTAAAGTCTACAGGATCAGCAGCTGCAAATGATGCTGCCATCTCTGCTGGTGTAAATTTTCTAGCTTCAACATCAGGTAAGAAACTTAATCCTATCGCTTGTCCTGTTTTAGGATCGGTAATGTTTGCAAGTTTTCTTATGTCTCTTAAATTTAATCCAACATCTTGACCCGTGAACGCTGGGTCGTCTTCATCTTTTGTAAATGCACCAGCCAATAATCCTGAACCAAGCGCTAACGCTTGTGGTGATAAAATACCACTTAAAAGTGTGCTACCTATTGTACGTTCTTTATTTTTTTCATCCTTACTACCAACAGGTGTTGAGAGAATCTCTTGAGTTTTTTCTACAGCTTTACTACCTAACTTTCCTATTCTAGGAATGATTTTTCCAAACTCAAATCCTTCTCTATCTCCTAAACCAGGTATACCGTATTTACCACCGCCCAAAGTATATGCACCATAAGCAGCAGCTGCCGTTTTTACAGGATCTTTAAAAACTTTTTTAATAGGGTCCATAATTTTCTTTTGGAAGAACGAACCTATTCCATAGTTTCGTCTACCATCTTGGCCCATTATTCCGCCATATGCTCTTAATTGTCTGTTCATTTGAAATCTAGATATTGCCATAGTTTACCACATTACTTGGTTTTAGGGAACAAATCAAGCGCAGGCATGATTACTTTAACATCTCTCCTGATCTCCGCTTCTGGCACTCCTTTTGCCTTCCATTCGTCCTCTGATTTATATATCTCACCTGTTTTTAAGTTAGATATGGTCGTTATTATCTTTTCTGGCTTTATTGTTTGCATTATGTTGTTACCTCTCTTGGTTCTATTTCTAGTATTGAAACTACCACATGAAGCCTATTGGCATAGGCAGCTTGTGCTTTTAACACTTCGCTAGCCTCCATGACTAGGGGCTGAGTTAAAAGCTCCACCGTGGTATTAGCGGATACTGATTTACTCTTAAATAAACTAAATATATTGGACGATGCATCCACTAAAGTCACATCAATTGTTGTGCCTGATCCAGAGTCATCTGATACTAATATAGATTTAACCACAGCTGTTTTAAAAGAGGGCACTGTATATACAGTTGTTAGATCTGCAGTCGTTAAATCATTTTTTTTATTTATAAAACTGTTTGCCATTAATTTATAAAGAAGCTTTCTGCTTCCATCTCATCTTTTAATTCTTGTTGATACGTTGTGTTTAATTTTTGTATAACACCGTCAAGGTCCCTAACCTGTGCATCAGCTACAGATTGTTTGTAAGTCTCACTTGGTCTTGTTAATACTTGCACTATCTTTGCCATTATCTATATAAACTTGCTAGTCCTCCATATCTAAATGATCCTGAGTATCCTGTTGGATCACTAGAATAATCATCCATACTACTTGCACCATCAAAACTACCACCACTGTCACCACCGCTATCACCATTATCATCTTCTGCTGCTTGTATACCTGCTGCTATCGCTGCATCACGAGCAGATATACCTACATCTTCTGGATCAGTATCATCAAGTGCTGCTTGTATGCCTTTTTGTAATTCTTTCTGATCAATACCAGATGAGTCTGATCCACTGTCAAAATCAAAAGGATTAAAACCTAAACCTTGTTGTTGTTTCGATAATATACCTCTGCCTGCAGCAAAAGCTAATGGCCCTGCAATAGGTCCAAGTAAAGTATATGCTAATGCTTTACCAATAATTGATCCTAATCCACCAGGTCTTTGTCGAGATACAAAACCAAAACCTTTATCTTCATCCTCTTCTTTTTCTGTATCAGTTCCATAAAATCTATCAATACGTTGAACACCTTTATCAACTAATCTATTTAACGCTATAGTTTTTAATAATTCTGGTATTGCCATTATCTTCTACCATCCGGTTGTATGTCTAATCTAAACGTGCCAAGTTTCCAATCTTGAGACGTGCTTGTATTTTCTATTTTTAACGCAATAGCTCTAGCTCTAGCTCTTGTATCTACTTTAGTCGTAGACGAACTAACATCAAAAGGTCCAAGTGATGAGCTTGCAGCTGTATCGTTAGAATAGTTTTTTAAATTTAAAGTCACTCTAGTGTTTCCTGTTTGTGATATAAAGTCAGGCACAAATCTTCTTATCTTCATAATAAACTCACCATCACCTCGAATATCCGCAGATCCTGTCGTAGCTCCTCTTGCTACTCTTTGTGTAATATCAAAGTCACCAGATAATATGTTTGCAGTTATAGCCGTGACTGCACCACCTTTAACTTGGTCGGTTCCTGTTTCATGTTGATAGTATGTTGTAATACCATCTGTATTACCCTGCACGTATGTAGAAGAACTAGATCCTTCAACACCATCTGCATCATACTCCATGGCGTGTGGTTTACCAAATACAGCAGAATCAGCCCACGCTGTTCTAGCTAGTGTGCCCACTGTCCATATGGGTCTCTGTGGTGATGAGTCTTGATAATTATAACAAACCATTTTATTTACAACTGCAGAGTTTGATGTTGGATAGAACCACATAATTTCACCAAACAAGTTGTTAAGTCCTGCAAAAATCATCTGATTACCAGAATCTAAATTAATGTCATCGTACACAAAATCTTCTACTAAACATGGTAATGTTTCAAGAGCACCAGCGTATCTAAAGAAACCATTTTCTGACATCCAGTATGCTGCGCCATCTACCTCTACAGCTGCATTTTTACCAACTAGTCCACAGTTTGTGCCTGTCTGCACGAAAGCAAATGTAAAAGGTTGACCCACAAATCTTTGTAAAAACAAAGCCGTATCTGTGTAAACATAGATTGCATCTCTACCTCTAATGGCTCCGACGATCCGTGATCCGTCGGCCAGTCTTTGTGTACCAGCGGTGTTGGTTGCTGTAGGTGTGTACGTGTTAATATCTTCTTGGTCCGAGAACCTAATAAACATATCGTCTTGTGTAGATTTATCACCAATCGTTGTTTCTGTGCCAAAGAACACTAAGTGTCTATCTGGTGTAGATACAAGCATATGTCTTGATGCTGTTGGTGCGTTAGTTATAATTGTGGCTCTAGAGTTTGTTGCATCTGTTGCTGCAGAGTTCCATTCAAATACTTCACCATCAACAATTAAACAAATAGCTTTGTCACCAAAGTTATCAATAGACCACATACCAGGATCAACAACTAAGTCTCCTGATGCTGCTTCACCCCAAGCAACGAAGTTAGATGTATCTGTAACCGTGGCTCCTGAAGAGTGTGATGCAGCTGTAGTATTTCTCACACCTCTCGTTACACCCGTTAAAGTATTTGTAGATATACCTGTGTAAGATATTTCCTCTGTGCCTATCTGTATAAAGTTTGTTCCAGAGCTTGGAAACTGTGATGCATCATTTAATGTTATACTTGTAGCAGCTGCTGATATGTCTGATGATAGAACTGTTGTAAAAGCTCCTACCTCTTGTCCACCCCAAGATCCAAGAGACCAACCAAAACCTTGTGTCTGCACATCAGGCCCTACTTTGTAGTAATGTTGAACTCTAATACCACCCGACTCTGAAGCTCCAGATCCTGACTCAGCAGATGGCATGGTAATTGTAACTGTGTTTGATGATGGCACTGTTGTAACCATAAATCTTATGTCATCAAAATTAGCTGCTGCATAATCAGAATTAGTTGCAGTTGAAAAATTATCTAATAAAATAATATCGCCAGCTGTAATACCATGGTCAGTAGAAAAATTTATTGTAACTGTTGTTGATCCATTAGTTGTGCTGAATGCATTAGTAAGTGTAGTTGTAGATTTAATAGGATGTATGTCATAGAACACACCACCTGAATAAGCGTATAATATTCTGTTTGATCCTATAATAGAATACTTTCTACCCGCACTATTAGTAAATTGATGTAGAGCTCTAACAGCTCCAGTAATATTGTCAGCACCAAGTTGCTTCCAACCACCTATTTTTTCAGGAAATAGATATCTAAAACGAACATTATCACAGTCTATCCACTGACCCTCTGCGGCTGTGGCAGTGATTTGTTTATTAATTCCAGGTGCAAAGTTAACCTTCTGTAACATAGATCTCCAGATTATATTAGATTGCGTTGATATTCAACGTTATT